GGGGTAAGATCGGCAACGATGTCAAAGGTAAGCACGTACAAAGTAAGCCCAGCGCTATCGGTGATTGTTGCGGTCAGACCAGGGGCTAGCTTAACTAACGGTGTAAGAATGAGCGCAACAGCGCCGGCCATCGGTCCGGATGGCATAGTGCCGATCGCCGCCGTTGCCTTGGTAGGATCACTAGGGACAACTGAAAAGACATCGCCAGCCGGCGCCGGGACTACATTGCCGGCACCGTCGACGGTATGAATTGCGATTGCCGCGATAGTATCGTCCGCGAGTTCGAAATTCGCCATAAGTTTTCCATTCCTTTTGATGATCGGAAGGGCTAGCGCGATCCCTACCGGACGTCGCGGGTTTAAAAAGCCGATGATCTTGTCTAGTTTAGCGAGAACATCCACCGCGAATTGTTCGACGGTCATAGGCAACCCAATCGCCGCGCCGATTATCGAGCCTGGAAGTTGCACCCACGTGATCAAAGTCGTCTCTGGGACAAAGGATAGATAAACCCCATGCATCGGTTGACATTGCGGCGACGGGATATTATTAAACGCCAAAATCTAAACCATCCCCCAAACCACAAGGAGACTAACTGTGCCTACAAATATGCAGGATATGCTCGTACAGGATATGCTAGATGAGGCATTTGCGGCCGGCCGCGCCGCAGAGCGTAAAATGGGCGAACTCACGGCGGCAGCGCGCATGAGAGTCAATCAAGTCGTTGCGACAGCATCCACAATTGCGCCGACCGGCAACGGCTCACGCAAGCGAATTGGACACGCCGCAAAGGCGGCAGGCGCCCCTAAGGCTCCCACCGTCGCGCGCGGCGTCAAGAAGGTCGCCAAGCCACGCACAAAGGGCGTCAAGGACGCGGTTATAAATCTGATCGCCTCTGAAACTCTCGCCGTGCCGGACATCGTCTCAAGGCTCGGATTCAAGGAGGGCTCCGTCCGCGCGGTGCTCATGGACCTCAAGAAAAGCGGGCGCACGGTTCAGGATGAAAACAAGCGCTGGGCTATGGCGCCAGGCGCACACGAGAGCGGCAATTCCGGAACTGAAGCAACGGCTTAAGCCGAACGTGCTTTCGCTAACTCCTCCATGCCCTTCTTGGTGAGCATGTCACCAGGGAGGGCGCGGAGGGAATAAATGTATTCCGCATAGCACCGGCAGTTAATTTCTTCCCCGACTGCCGTCACGTCCTCGTAGTAGCCACCCGTGCCAGGCCTCACGAATCCCTGCTTAGATGCCCAGTTCCCGCGGATAAGGTAACACTGCCCGTCACGATCCTTATGATCCTCGCGATAGTTATAACCTGCCTGTCTCCAGTGTGATCGCCATATGAGCGCAATAGCGCTGCCTTCCTGAGCCACGACCGCGTTGATGGATGCAGTAAGCTTGTGGCCTTGATCGATAAGAACACGCCGCTCTTCAAACGGAAGCGATGCAAGTGCCTTGCGAATTTCCTTGCCTGTCTCTCGTCTACTCGTTGCATCTGAACCGCCAGCAGGAATTGATGTCGACCATCCTTGAAAGCGCTGTAATGTCTTGTCGATTGCCTGCTGGCGATTGAGTTTGATCAGATTTGCAGAGGCTAAGATGCGCCTATCAAGCTCCGTACGCAACTGTGGAGAGATCCGTTGCAGAGTAAAACGTGCAATGCCAGGATGATACCGAGCCACGCCGCCACGTTCAACCAAACGACGATATATCGCTCCGAGTCCTGCACGTAACATTTCCTCCATGCGCCACAGCGGCGTTGTAGCGCGCTCAGCCGCGTGGCGAAGCTGTGTAGTCCAGTATTCGAGTCGGCCGGCCTGATCAAATCCATGCTCGGTGATGTCATTGACGGCCGCGAAGAGGACTTCGTAGAAGCCGCGCCGTGTGCTGCGGTCCATCATTGCGCGGCGCTAATCCCGCCGATGGCTGACCCAGCAACAGCCGCTAAACGCCGAGCCCTTCTTTTAACCAGATCGCTATCCTTGGAGAACGACGGCTTTGGATTTGGCGCCCTGGGAGCACCAGGCTCCTGCCCCTGTCCTTGCTCTAATACCGGCGGCTCGTACTCGGCAAGTGCCCCTATGTCCAGATCAAGCGGCGATCCAAACAGCATGTCGAAGTCGTTCAGGTTGTCTTGCGCCCACTCGACGAGCAGCGCCTTGTTCTCCGGATCCAAGGCCGGGAGTAGGACTTCCAGCATCTCGACAATCGCATCAAGCTTTACCTTATCAAGCTTGGCTTTCTCGCTGTCAGGCTCCTCGTGGATATTGGGCCACGTCGCGACGAAGCTATTCTGCCACTCACGGAAGGCCGTCTCATAGTCTACCTTCTTGTACTCTTCAGGAAACAAATTCTGAATGGTCTCATAAAAATTCTTGTTCCACGCGCGATGCTGAATAATCTTGTCCATGAACCTATAGAGCGGCGCCATGCTAATCCGCATGCGATCGACAAACTGACGGACTACCGCGGCGTCCTCAGTTCCTTCGCCGAACCCCTCCGCGAATGTCTCGGCGTTTAGAATCTTCGCCGGCATATCCGCGCTTAGGGCGATGTTCTCCAGTATGTCCTTCCGCGCCATGCCATAGGCGCCGTCGATGTTTTGCATGTTGAGGGTTTCGATCGCCTCATCTACATGCACTGAGATTACGTTACCGGTCTGCGCCTGCTGTAGAATTGCGCGCTTGAGCCCGGCGGCCATTTGCATGACCTGATCGACGATCGCCCCGAACGGCTTCATCTTGGCGACGAGGACACCAGATTTCAGCGTCACCATGTCGTCGGTGATCATCGATTGAATAAATGACTTTAGAGGGAAAAGCGCGCGCTGATAGACGGATCTCCCGGTCCATCCAAATGCCGAGGACGTGTAGGAAATATAAATCGGTTCCTCGTTCATCATGATCATCGTTCGCGAGTCATGATACTTCTGGCCTTGAACCTGAATGCTGGTTGTCTTCAGGAAATCGAAGGCATTCGGCTGCAGATTGAGATAGAGAGAACCGGCAATATTGAGCGGATCAAACACGCTAAATGCAATCTCGGCGTCGGCCAGCTTCGTAAAGTCCAAGGGTTTGCCGTCGGCCTCGTCCTTAATCTTTAATGCAATCGCCGCCGCGCCATAGATTCTCGACAGCCGCATTGTATTCGCAATATAGCGATCGGCTCCGTCCTTCTCCCACTGCTCGAGGAAGGCGCTGCGAACCTTGTCCTCCGGACCCTTCTGAACATTGATCACCCGCGGCTGGCTCTGCGCCATGGCAATCGGCGCGTCTACCATCTTCTTTCCAACTGGATGAAACTCGTATATTAGCTTGCACACATTATAGGAGACATCGTCTCCTGGCTGTATGTCACCGCTCATAAGTATTTCGTTGAACGAGTCTCCTGTTTTAGAGCTATTGATGGTTAGCTGTGACATGAGTCACGCTGGTTCCAACGCCTTAACCGGCCAGATTGGATATTGTTCATAGTCCTCCGGGAGCATTGGATCTTCGCCTGGACCTCCATACCAATAGTCCCAGAACTGAACCGCAATATCGTCGGATTGGCTTTGCCGGGATATAACAGCCCACTCGTAATTCCATCGGAAAAATCGTTCTTCTTTTAAAGACATATTTTCTAACTCACAACCAACAATGGGGCACTGCTGGCCGCTGGACCAGACCCATTATGATTCTGCGCTATTACCACGAGGGATAGCACACTGCCAACATCAGACGCTAGCACGGTATACAGATGACCGTCAGTCCAGTTCCCAGACTGAAACACAACACCATTGCGCAGCAGTTGATACATATAGCCAAGCACGCCGTTGACCCAGAGGCCGACAGTGCCAACAATAGTCTGCCCGACATGCGCAACCGGGAGCCCCGGAGCGGGTGCGACGATAGGCGTGTGCTGCTGCGGTACAAGCAGAGGATGCGCGGCTGGCACGCCAGAGAATATGGCTACCTGCGGAAATGGCCGGGTCATTCTAGCGCGCCGTAAGAGAGGGAATAATCGTGTTTACAGGGTACGGCGCCGGCGGGAACGGCACCTTCTCACCATCGATCGCAACCTGAAACTTTGTGCCCGTGGTCATCAACACGCTAATATTATATGTAGGACGAGGTGGAAATACGGCCGCAGCCTTATAGATAATCAAACTTGCAAAATATTTCGAATATTGAGATTGAATGAATGCAACATAGAAATCCGGTGCCAACTGCTGCATAACGCTCTGGCGAGCGGGAATGCCGTAGTTGCCATAAAATGGCGATTCCCCGAGGTTTAGCTTGAGAACTTGCACCAGCGCAGTGACGTAAACATACTCATTATTCCCGGTAGAGTCTGTCTGGATAACGACCCAGCTTTTGTTTCCGAGTTCATCCGTTGTGCGGCCATAGACGCGCATAGGGCTTGCTCCACGCTAATACCGATGCACTTCCATAAAAGCCGCAATCTCACTTTATATGAAACATCTTTAGACTGCGCAAGAATCTTCAATAAATAGAAAAACCTCATTCCGGGTCCTTGGGTAGAACTCGTCGCATCAATCGTGCCTGATCCGATGATACCGAATCCATCGCGCCTGCCGGCCACCAGCGCGGCCATCCATATGGATCTATCGGCTGCCACGATTCTTTTTGAGCGGCTTCGCGAGACATTCCAGACCATGGGTTGGCCGCTGCCAGCAGAAGACGAGCACCGAGCCTGAAGGCATTCAAACGAACATTTGGTGGTGTCATTTCGATCTCATTTTCGGCAGCCACATGTGTCGGCGCTACGGCTGGCTTGTACATAGCAATAATATCACGCATCAGAAGCCCTCCGGGTTGCCTAGCGCGATCGCCGGACCATAGCAAAAACAATCCAGCAAATCGTCCTCCCGTGAGGGATTCTTCTCAGCATATCTATAACCGGACACCTGGCTTGTCAAATGATTTCGCGATGTCTTCTTATAAACCACCACCTTATCGAAGGCCTGCTGAGTTATCTTGACCTTGCCGCGCGTAACATGCCCTGAAACATTGAGCGCGCGGCCATCCTTTCCCAAGGCCGTAAGGTCGGCCGGAATAGCATGCGCGCGGCCAGGCCAGCGGCGCTCGGCATTTTGAAGCAGCACCATGCCAGATGCCTTGTCCTCAATGAAAGCACCAGCAACGCCTCCACGGGACTTGCACGATCTGGCATATTCCTCGCAATTATCAAGGACATTGGGCAACCAGGTTTCGAGATGCGCACCCTCAATTTGGGTAATGTCCCAATCAAGAATAATCAACGGGTAATTATCACCGATCTTGTTCCATGCCCAATAAATGACGGCGGTCGCATCGTTCTCGCGGCCCACCTTAGTGGCGGTATCTATAGTGCAGAGTATGCCGTCGCAGCGCTTTGGCATGTCGACAGGCTTGCCCTCGACAAGCATGTCCTCGATGCGGAAAAACGCATCCCCGGACCAGTCAACGAACTCAGCGAGATATTCTTGCTTCCACACTAGTGGGTGTTCGTGCTTTTCAAGGTCTATAAGGTCTTCCCGCGGCAAATATGGATTGCCGCTGCTCGGCGCATGAAACTCCTGGAATTGCGTTCCCTCCATCTGTTGGTTGCAAATCTTCCAGAACCACTGCTCTTGGTCAATCCCATTAGTATTGCTAGCCACGATGCATCGGCCATTATAGTCCAACAGCGTTGGCTTAATGGCGTTCCGCCAAATGTCCATCATCTCCGGGCCGGCAAACGCCGCCTCGTCGATCAAGACAGTGTGATATTTTCTTGAGCGCCCAGCATGCGGATCGTTCAGCGTCCAGTGTTCGAGGCTCCCGCCACCAATGGCTGTAATAATCCCGGATTGCTGAGACGATGTAATGGTGATCGGCAGCAGCCGCTTAGCGCAAAATTTGTAAAACGGCAGCATGCGCTTATAGTCTGGTGCGAAATATCCGACAAACTTTCCATTGGCTACATCTGTGCAGCCAATCGTTCCTAATAGTTCCGTCTTGCCCCAGCGGCGCCCACAGCGGACAATCGAGAATCGAACCTGGTTATCGCCATACCAATGCATCGCATTGAATGCGCGAAGCTGATCAATATGCGGGACGGGTAGGGTAAGGACAACCTCTCCGTCTGGAGCCGTATAGGGCATCAATCGCCCTTGCGTTCAAACGCTTCAGGGAAGCCGCCAACAACGCGAATCACAGTTTCTTTATTGCCCTGCTGCTGATCATTATTAGTGTCGTTCTGCCACTCCTCACGGCACGCATTCTTCAATGCGAATATGCGCGCGGTTACACGCGGGCCGAGGTCCTCGGATAGCATCTGCTCTTCAAGCGCGCCTGTTCTTGACGACTCGCCTATCTTTATAGCGCGCAAAAACTCAGGATTTTCGTCGGCCCAATTTAACAGTGTATTGCGAGCGATACCAATCCTTCCGGCAAACGCAGTCTTACTAAACCCACGCCCCATATATTCGATAACTTCTTCGCAATATTTTGGGTCGTATTTAGTTGGGCGGCCTCCTGCATGCGGCATTTAAACCAACTCTAGTTCACCATCGAACCGATGCACAAGCTCGTGCATGCTGAGTGTCGGCTCAATTTCCTGCGCCATTTTCTCAAGTAGCATTACACGCAGCGCAGCGAGCACGTCCTTGCGGCTTCCATAGCCAACCTGATTGACGAAGAGCGCTCTTGCCTGCCGACCGCTAATACCGAAATATGCGCCTATCTGTTTCATTATATCCTGGCTAGCATAATCCAGCGAAAATCTCCTAGCGATGAAATATGCGTCCTGCGCGGCGTGTCCTATTGCACAGCCGCATCCTGTGACTGGATTGTACCAGCGGCAAATATCAAATTTGTCGTCCGGAACATTGCTCACGACGCGGATAAGGTTTTCAAGGCGCTCGATGGATTCATTAGTCATTGTATTTCCCCTTTTAATCGCAAAACACTTGACAGCAGTCATATTTAGGCGCATTTATGCGACCATAATGACGCCTAAATCACTTAAAGCATGGCGCCAGCGTATGCGCTGGCAAAAGAAACAGGCGGCGCAAGCCCTCGATGTTTCCGAGAACGGTTATGCCGATTATGAAGATGAAAAGCGCAAGCGGCGGATACCAAGGCACATCGCACTAGCATGTGCGGCTATTGCGCATGGCTTACCGCCAATTGACTAAATCCTTACTGTTACGCTATGGCTGTAATAAAATGTGACCAAGCCAATCTAATTATTTTGATTTGCCCCTTGACTTCCGGTCGCATTAGTGCGATATTCCAATCATAGACAAGAGACACCGCGGCCCAGGGATAAAGGACCAAGCCAGCCGGGCACAAGGGATCGGCCAAAGGAGAAGCCCTCTGTCAAAGAAACAAGCTTTTCTAGGCCGCCTAACCTAGGAGAACGAAAATGGAAAAGCAGCTAGTCACCTTACACCAGTCAGTGATGTGCAATGGCTATCCTGGCATAATCGTTAAGATCCACTCCGGCCAGCTCGCCGGCATGTGTGATGTTAGACTTGACCGCGGAACCACGACAGTTTCAATATCTGAGCTGATCCGGTTTATGGACTATGACGCACGGAAATAAATTAACCCACCCACGGCGGCCTAGCAAAGCTTGTAAACCAAACCAAGGGAGAACGAAAATGGAAAAGACACTTAGCTTCGGTGAAGCTATAAAGCAGTTCCAGGCTTCTCAAGCCAGGAAAATCGCAACCGAGACATTCACCTTGAACACCAAAAAGGAAAGTTCAAGCTGCGTGCCTGCATGACTCTTCGAAGCGCGGCTCCGCTCTTTACCGTTGACGGCGACGGGGCCGCGTCACGAAAGGCCAAGATAAACCAAGGGAGAACGAACATGCTTGCAACTTGCCCCTCATCTTTTACAATCTTCCCCACCTACGCATTCGCAGCCAAAGCCGCCGAGGCTAACCGCGCATATGACGAAGACTGGACTTACGAAGTTACCCAAATCGCCGACGGCCGTTTCATCGTGGCCATTAAGGATGAAGATGGATGCCGCGTCGGCAACCTCCTCATCAATCATTAACCCAACCCCCCGCGGCCAAGCAAAGCTTGTAAACCAAAGGGAGAACTAATGCTCATAATAATCCTGTCTCACAGATTATAGACCGACCACCACCGCCAGCTCCAATGTATGGAAGAACGAAAATGACCAATCATGAGCAGCTAATTAAGACACGCAACGCCGCCGAAATCGCCTTAAACAAGGCATTAGATTGGCGTGACGGACCAGAGCCGAATATCGGCTCCGCAGTCCGTGAATTTGAAGCCGCATGCGCAGCGCTTGCAGCATTTGAACAGACTAAGTGACCCTTCGAAGCGCGGCCTTGTGCCGCGTCACGAAGCGCCAGAGGATATCTTGTTTTAACAGATACAGATTCTCAAACTTTTTGACCCTTCGCCCCTGGCGGTTACGGCCGCCAGTACGAAGCGCCACTGTGTGATATGAGCTGTATAGACCGCGAAGCTCCGCGGAACAACGGTGGCGCTTCACCATGGGGTGCCAGAAATGGAGCCTTAGCCGGATAGCCACAGAGCAGTTATGGAAAATGCGCGGATCAGGCCCGCGCCACCCCACCCGACCCGGACCGCTGCAATACGCGGACAACGCCTGCGCACACTCATCGCAACGGTGCAAGGCACTTCTAGCCGCGTTGCAGCGATCCGGAACTTATCGTTTTCCAAGCCAATCTATGGCTTTATTGATGTATGTAAAGAGGCATAAGATGCCGAGCACATACACAAAAGCTTGAAAGGCCAACACGCAGGAATGGAACATGAACCAAGTCACACGTCTAAAGGCCGGCACGCTCGCGGCCACCAATGAAACCATCGAGCTAAACGACGTCGAATCGGACCTCGAAAGGGCCCGCTTCGATCACCAAGCTAAGCTATTCGCGCTACAGCAGGAATTCAACGGAAAGCGCGATAAGCTTCGGCAGGAATATCACGAAAGAGTCCAGGAAATCACTGAAGGTTCGGCATAGCGCGACGCAAAAACTCGACAGGGCCGCGTTCCAGCGCGGTCCACATTCCCCGGCGCCCAACGAAGCGTTACCGTGAGCCTAGTACTAAGACCCGCCGCGAGCGTTGACGGCGCAGGGCTCATACCGGAAACATAAAAATTCGATCTTGACTATAAAAATAGCCTAATGTCCGACATGTCCGACTTGTCAATAAAATAAATGGCTTAACCGCGCCTTCTCACACGGTTATCAACAGTTTCGTCGTAAGCCGATCGGTATTTTTCCCCGCGGAACATGAAACCAATCCCATCCAGGTATACGCGCCCCGGTTCGAGACTGTCCGGAGCTTCCGTTATCGTCGCGGCATCCGTCATAAACCCGCGAATCCGAGCCGGCCTCAATTCAGGCTCATTAAGCTCCTCAAATTGTACGTCTATGCATCTGAATTGTAACAGAATTTTAGCAACGCTTCTATCAATTCTCCGGTGGATTGTCTTCTCGGAGCAACGTTCCCTCTGAGCGATTTTCCAAATCGCCGCGCCATAAGCCCATGCCGCAAGGCGTTTGATCGAATACTCTCCGCCGCCTGGCTCGCCGACGCGCCGCAGCCATGCCAGCCAATCGAGAATATATTCCATCTCGGAAATCTCTTTCGGGCTTGGCGTTCCCCTCCAGCTGGCCGGCGTCGAGCCGTAGGCGTCGCGTTGTTCTTGAACGGTTTTTAGCACCCATCCGCTTGCGAGCGCCCGGCGGTAGCGTGCATCCGGGTCCGGCAGCATGGCGAGCGTAAGCCATGCTTGCTTTATCTTTGCCTTTAACTCTTCATGATCCGCGTTCATCGCTCCTCGAGGATTTTATCAATCATCATCTGCCAAGCACAGAGCCTACCACCGGATCCCGTCTCGAATACCAACATGAGGACTTCCTCCGTCGGCTCGCGCATGGCGGCAATCGCGGCACGGGCATCTTGTCGGAACATTTCCTTTGCTTCCTCCGAAACACCTTCCCAATCAGGATCATAACGAACTGAGCCGTTGTTTCGTATCGCCTTCGCGACGCGCTCGACCATTTCGCTCCAACGCCTCCGCTTCTTTAGACTCTTTCTAAACTCGATTAGGAAGGCCCTAGGCTTGCCGTCTCTGCCCATTGGCACCACCCTAGCCTCGACCCTCTCAACCCCACTCATCGTCCGTCCATGCGGCTTCCATACCCTATCCAACGCCACCCGGTCCGCCAAGTCCTTTACCGCGGCCGGGTCAATTCGGGTGGTCATTTTCCATTTTCATATGATTTTTTTTGAGCCAAAGCTATACTGGATTTGTTCCTAGAGTTCCTACTGTTCCGGGTAATTCCCTATAGAGGTGTTTTAAACCCCACTTTTTACCGTTTAAACTAGTCTCATTAGGATCACTAGGAACTCTAGGAACATTAAGAACATCAACTACTTATTGTAGGAACAAATGCGGGAACAAAACCCTCTATATAGGAACATAGGATCATCCGGCCCGATCTTGTTCCTAGATAGCGAAATTTGTGCCCACATCGTTCCCAGATCGCTCATAAAACCAGTCTCCCCGCCGAATCCCCGCACTTTTGTCCTCACTTCCGGCCCGTTTTCGCGCAAAGCCCAAGGCGCGCATGGCTTGCCCTACCGAGCGGCCATGCCTTTGGCGCAGCTCTCGCTCAATATTGAGAAATTCAAAGACCGTTTCGGACCTGATAATATCCCGGCCTTCAACATAGCCCGACAGCGCAGATTCGTAAGGATTCTCGAATGTTCGCGCTGCCCTCACCTCGGCCGCCTCGCCCCACAAATCTTCCTGCAGCGTGATCGGCTCTCCCCCAGCTTCATAATGGGAAGCCTCTGCCCAAATCTGTCCGACGTCTCGATGAAGCCGCTCGACATCGAATTTATTGATTCGAACTGGCCAAAAACGCCGCTCGTCGTTTTTCAAATATTCTTCATCGTTGGTTGTCCCGATTGCAACGAACTGGCGCGGAATGGATTGTCTCCTGCGACCATAAGCAGCCCTTGCCCTATCTATCTGTCGCGACAAAAACGCCTTGACGTGCTCTATTTCCCGATTTGATATCCCCACCAGTTCAGGGAATTCGAAAATCCAATGACCTTCGACTTGCTCGATGACCTCTTGCGGCTTTGCGCCGATCGGAAGGTTGTCGTTAAACCATTCATCGCGTGTCGCGAGAATTCTCGCTGCTTGACTCTTATTCCGACCTTGTGTTGAGCTTTCTAAAACAAGCATCGTGTCGAATTTGCACCCTGGCCTGCGCACTCGGCGCACCGCTGCAATAAGGAAAATGCGACCGACAGCTCGGTTGAATGGCGTATCCTCCGCTCCGCCGTAGGAAATTAGCCAATTATCTATACGCGGCACGCCGTCCCATGTCCTCGCGTCGAGGTAATCCAGCACCGGATGGAATCCATTTTGATGTGAAATATCAATCAGGACGTCCTCGAATAACTGGCGAGCTGGTAAAAACCTATATTTTTCGTGAATAAATATTCGCAACCTGCACGCATCCGCATCCTGGAACTCAGCCCCCGTTTTCCCTAATCCCCAAACTTGAGTCTGACCGGAAAACTTATTGAATCTTAGTTTGATCCCAAGAAGTTCAATCGCATGCTTAATATTTGCTGGATCTCCTTTTGCAATTCCGCCATCGGCGGTATAGACAAACCCATCCGCTCCATCGGTCCAGCCATTGCCGTTGCCCTTCCTCGGTTTCCTCTTTTTTGGCTCTTTTTCGCGAACTTCCTTCTCGGTTGCGTCCCAGCCCTTAGAAAACTCCTTCCACTCTTCGCTGTCCTTGTCGATTTCATTCTCTGGATCATCGTGAGTCGCCTTCGGCATCGACCGCCTCCACTTTCTTGCGGACTACACCTTGCGACGCCGAGACGAGTAAATAGAATTCTTTGCACAGAATCTCATAGGCCGGTCCAGATTGCGTAATCTCCGACCCATCATCATACGGCAAGCGCATGAGTTCATCGTTCGTATGGACAGGCCGTCCATCCAGGAGGAGAACCGTGCCCATTTCATTTCCGCTCCCGCACTTCAGAACGAAGATCCGCGCAGCGCTGCTCATATTCGAACCACTCGAACGCCTCGAGGAACTCATCGATCGCCATCGCTTGCCGATTCTTGCGAGCTTTCCATTCCTTGACGCGCAACACGGCCGCCGGGAAAAGGCGTTCATAGTTTTTATGGTAGTATTCTCTCATGTATTTAAGTTTCTTTCGCAGCCTGGTTTTCCGGGAGTCTATCTTTTTCTTATAATCCGGGTGTGACGCACGATATTCTCTCATATATTCGCGCATTTGTTCTCTATTGAGGCGTGTCATGGATACGAATCTCAACTCGCAAGCATCCCCACACGGCGAAAACTCTCAGAACCTCGTCCATCGTGCATGCAACGGCGTGAGGGATATTCCATTGAATGCACCAATCCCGAAATTCGATTTGGGTTGCCGACAGATCCTCTCCGAGGCGTTTGACGTCGAGGAAATGGGCAACCCTGCTCGGCCCATGAATGAGTTCGAAGTCGAACCATCCTGGGTTCACCCCCATTGTCTTGAAAATCTTACCTTCCCGCGCGTCCTTGGCCTTGCGGTTGATGTGCGTCCAGCGCCAATCCGGGAGACAATGCGCGCGGAGGAGATCGGCGACATGCACGTGCAGAACAATTTCCAGCGGCAAGGGATCGCGTGCGCGCCGCGGCCGCACCTTCTTGCCGGCCATCATCGCCAGAAGCGGAGGAATGATCATTCACGCGCCCCAATATGCCCAGCATTCCTGTCCGCAATCGGAGCAATAATAGAACTCATTAGCGTTCAGCGCCCGGTTGCAGCGCCAGCAATAAATTTCTTCACGGGTGTGACGCACAAACAGCGGCGGATCCCAATTAAATGAATTGGTCGCCTCCATCGCCGCTTCGTAGGCATCCCAGTCGTTCATCTCGCTCGTTCTATTCCAATTGCATTATTAAGTTTTTCCGCCGTCTCTGGCGCGCTGGCAATTAGGGTGGCGCGATACCTATTTGTCGCATTACATGTGAATCTATAATCATAATGGATAGTCGCTAGTGTCCATCCGTTTTGGTCTATAATATTCCACTCGCCGTTAGCCGATTGTTCGGCCCTCCATCCGTTATGGCTAAGCCGCCAATGCCGGAAAAAAGGTCAAGCACGCGCACCTCAATCGCACCCAATCGGATGCCGCTTAGCTTCAATGAGCGCCTTGTTTATTCCCTCAATGCGTCCGCGCTTTTCCGCGGACAGCAAATGCATAATGAGATATTCCCGCACCTTCTCGCGATTATGCGAGCCAATGCGCACTCCATCCAGCGCTTGCATGATGATATGATCCGCCTGTAGTGTTGCATCAGGCAAATCAAAGCCGTTCAGCTTTCCTAGTATTGCGTCCCATTCGCTCATTCCGTAACTCCAGCGCAATGTTTTGCCATTTCGACGACTATCCTTCGGCGCTCAAAGCTCCTGCGCACCAGATACCCCCGCGCGACCGACGCCGCAAACATAAGGCCAGTTATCAGCACAGCGGTGATTGCTGGCGGCAGGCGGAACCAGGCCACGACATAGGACGCCACCAGCCCGATTGGCAGCCCCACGCTGGCCTGTGTGACCGCCTCAATGAGCGACGTGCGGCGGGGCTGCGCGGTCATTCGGCCGCCTCGTCATAACCGCCGGCTTTATGCTTGCGTACACCCCTATCGCTATCCAAACTTCCATCGACTGCATTCAGCGATCGTCGATCAATGCCGATATCCCCGCTTCCCCCAAACAGCGGCCCATCATCCCTTGGCCTATTCCTGGCCTTCATGCTTGCATATTTGCGTGTATCCGGCCCCTCCATAACAAGGCTCATGCGACGATCAATGTCCTTGATATATTCTGCCTCTAGTTCTATAAGTATGGAGCGGAAACCTTCGCGAAAACAAGCCTCTCCAGTTACACCAGTGCCGGCAAACAAATCGAGGCATACGCCGTTTTTGGGGGTGATCAATCGCACCAGATATTGGATAAGATCGAGCGGCTTCACGGTCGGGTGCTTACTACCCAACCGATCATCCGAATCAGCCTTACTGGTGTAAAATATGCGCTGCACATCATCTTGCGGAAAGCTTGCGAAGAAGCGAGCGGCAGAGCCGGAATCGCCATATTGTGGGCCGCACGGAACGCCAGAAGATTTCTGCCATATGCCGCCAGTTCCACGTTCATCATTACCAATTCCTGCTTTGCTCTCCGGAAAGCACGCCAGAACTTCCTCTGAGTTGTCATGGAGCAAATTTGCCGGCCAGCGGCCGTCATCTAAGTCAACGATTGTCCCACCACTTGTCCCAATCTTGCACCCCCCAACATTGATCGCACCGACCCGCCACTTCAAAACATTCTGCGCGCCATTAAGACCTCGCTCGAACGGCTTCTGAAAAAATCCTATTGGCTCTACGGCTGGCTTACAGCTTTGGGTTCCATAGAACCAGCCATCCCATTCGCGCGCGGCTTCGGTGGCTGGCGCGGTGATATTGAACTCATCGCCTCCATTAAATCCATATTCGGATTGTCTATGCGCTCCTCGATTTTTTTTATATTCAGACTCACCAACAACCTCTCGATCCGCCCCGGCCTCTCGGTCGATCTGCTTACTCACCGAACGCGCCTTCGGAAACCCCTGCCCGCTCGCCCACACAAACATCGGATGCGTGATAAACCCCGCATCCTCGATCGCGCATGCCATGCGGTGATAAGTGCGACATCCAGAGAACGCCATGATGTAGCCACCCGGCTTAAGCACGCGCAGCACCTCGGCCCATAGTTCAGGCTGAAATGCGATATCGCCGCCATCCCATTGCTTGCCCATGAAGCCTTTGGATAGGCGCCGAAACGCACCTGCGTTTATATTCTCAAAGATTTTTGTCGGCCGGCTGCTTTGAACCGGCTTCGCATTCTCACCACCAAATCTCTTAACAATACTCGTTAGATGATACGGCGGATCCGTCACCACGCTATCAACACTATTATCCGCCATCCCGCGCAAAATATCCCGGCAATCCCCCGCGCGCAGTATCACGCGCCCGTCGAGGAATTCGCGTGGCTCACTCATTCGCGCATATCCTCCGCCGCCTTCCCTCCTTTGCGACGCACACCCCGCTTGCTGTCGAAATGTCCGGCGTCTAAAAATCCCTCGCCGCGTTGTTTCCATCCGCCAAGCGCGGATCTGTCCGGAGCAGGATCTCCGCAAAATTCCGCGGTAACAGATCGCACAAGTCGACGGTTCCTATTGCGTAAAAAGTCTGGCATGGGAAACTCACGCAGCTAATGGCGATCCACCAACTGGCCATTTCTCATCGATGTATCGTTGCATTTCTTCAATATGAATATTCAAGCCGTCCCGATTCCTGATAAGCTGTCTGAAAATTTCTCGGCGGTCTAACATCCATTCCCCTA